TGGCTTCTTCTGCGCGCGCAGCAGGTTGTAGATGGCCACGCCGTCGAAGGCGTTGCCGCCCGGCGAATTGATGCGCAGCGCGATGGAGTCGAACTTGCCGGCATTCTTGATCGCCTGCGCCACCGTTGCGGCCGTGATGCCGTTATACCCAAAACTGTCGCCAATCTCGTCATAGACGAGGATCTCCAGCACCGAAGCCTTCATCGCAGCCATAAATGCACGTTTCATCAGTTTATACCTCGCTCCAGAACTTCTTTTATGCAGCGGTCCAGCTCAAAAACGGCGATTTCGTCGGCTTTTGCTGTCTCCCAGGTGGTTGTCAGCGCTGCCAAAGTGGCCGCGTATGCCTGCGCAAACAGCCCCATCGGGTCCGAAACTGACCCCAAAAGACACTGAATTACATTCAAAACAGGCTGTAAAAATGCCGTTGCCGCGTACTTTTGCCGGTCCGCGGGCTTTCGGTTGACCACGCGACCGGTCACATCGCGGAAAAACCGCAGATTTGCGTCGCGCACGCGCTGTAGCGGCTCGCCCTGGGTATCGTCGTCGCCGGAGGTGTCGTGGAGCTGCGTCAGCTTGTCGACGGGCACCATATTCATCGGAGCGAAGTAGACATCTCCGCCCTCGATTGGTTCCTCATTCTCCGAATCCCGTATATCGTTGGGCGACATCGAAGCCGTGTTGAACCGCGCCCGATACCACGCGGAACGCGCCGCCGAATCGCCGCGAAGCATTCCCTTGATCTCGAATTCGATGTAAACGCGGCCTTTTTCGTTGGGCAGCAGAAGCCGCCGGTTGCAGGCCTGCTCAATCCGCTCCAGCCAGGGCGCGATGCAGTCGCGCAGAAACTCCAGGTCTTGCTGCTCGATGTTACTGAAGGTCGCGCGGCTCAGGTCGCCAATTTTATGCGGCGGAACGCGAAACAAACCGGCAATCTCAGCCCGCTGAAACTGCCGCGTCTGCAAAAACTGAGCAGCCTCGGGAGGAATTGTATTGGTATCGAACTTCATCCCTTCTTCGAGAATCATCACGCGATGTGCGTTTTCGAGGCCGCTGTGTTTCTCTTCAAATTGTTCCTTCAGACGCTTTGCCGCTTCAGGGCTGATCTTGCCCGGATGAGAGATGTTGCCTCCGGCATGCATTCCATTTCCAAAGAACTTTGAGCCGAATATCTCCGTCGCCTTGCTCAGCCCCAACGTCTCACGGTGCAGACCGATTGGCGAGTAGGTGTGGATTCCATCACGGGTGAGCCCGGGGATGTAGAGAATTTCATCGTCCCAGTATTTGACCTCCATCCCTTGCAGCGTGTGCGCCCAGAACCACATCACACCATCGATCACCTCGAAGCGGCACATGTCCGGCCGGATCGGCCACAAACCGACAACCTGGCCGCCCTTGTTGCGCTCGATGTATGCGAAAAACCGGCCCCACAGATTCAGGTTCGAGACCAGCATCTCGCGAAAGGTAAACGACGACATGTGCGGGTTCGGCTCATCGTGCAGAAGGAAGTAGAGCGGATGGCTCTTCATCTCGTCCCGGCCGCGCTGCTTGGTTTTGTAGACCTTCCACGGCAGCATTGCCACCGTCTCGCGTATGACACGATCGCATTTGTAAACGTCGGAGACGGTGAGCGCGTTGTATTCGTTGATGGCGACTCCGGACGATGTCTCCGAGAGCGCCAGCAGCCGCGTCAACCATCCTGCCGGCGACGACAGCGAGTCCCCCGGGAAGCTGAGCGCGTTGCGGATGTTTTTGAAGAGGCTCATCTATTTCTCCGCCTTCTTTGTTCCATCCAGATCGAGCAGGTCGAACAGAGCGCAGAGTATGAGCGCGACGCCGGCGACGATCAGCGCCGCTGGCCGCGAGATCATAGCGATTCCTGCCAACGTCAACAGCAACCCTGCAATTCCGATGCAGTCCCTCATAAAATAAGCACTCCCCGTTCCTCGTAGACTGAACGCTGCTTCGCTGGCGCCGCCAGCGCCAGATACATAGCGTTGAAACACGCGCTGGCAGGATCGATCTTGCTGATCCGGTTCATCTCTTTGCGCGGGAAGATATTTTCGTTCGCGTCCGGCGTGACCTGCACATTCTCAATCGCCCAGTACGCCACCGGATCGCCGGTGTGGTGCATCCGGCCGCTGAATACCGCCGCTTCCAGCTCCTTCATCGCCGGGTCGAGATACTTCACCGTTTGCGGCACATCGCAAACCTTGTCTTCGCCGCGCTCGTCCGTTCCCAGGCGAAGTTTCAACTCCTGCTGCATCTGCATGGCCTGGTGCTGATCGAACCCAAGCCGCGCGTACTGGAAGCGCTCCACATCCGCTTCCACATCCCTCTGCACCCGCGCCAGCTGAATCTCCGGCCCCTCGTGCCCATCCATGTGCCCCTGCTGCACCCAGCGCTCGTAGTGCTGGTGATTGCCGTCGTTGGCGCAGTCCAGCGGCACGTAATGGCGCCAGAACATGTAATAGTGACGCTGCCCATCAATCCAACGTACAAACACTTTGCAGCGCGATGTCAGGTCGATCCGCGCGCCCAGGTCGAAGCCCTCGTAGCACGGGTCCTGCAGAAACTCATCCACGCAGAGGGATTCGTCGGCGCATTCTGCCCACTTCATCATGTTCATCCAGGATGTTCGCGCATTCACCCAGATGTTGAGGTGTTTGATCTTGAATGCATTCTGCCGGTTGGCCTGCTGTGTCGCCTGTACCAGGTCCGACTGGATATTCTCGACCAGAACACTGACGCCGAAGTTAGGATTAGCCTCCTGCACTGCCTCGATCATCGTCCAATAACAAACCTTCGTGCCATCGGGTAGCACCACAATTTTGTCTGGCTCATCGACGGTGTAGATCACACCAAACAGCCGGTCGTTCGGCAGTGTTCCCTTGAGTATCTTCTTCAGTTCCTCCTGCAATTCATGGCAGGGACTCTCGACGTTTACGCCCGCCGTGGTCACCACCAGTCGTAGCGGATGCTCGCGGGCCATCATGCCGGTCCGCGCCGTCTCATACTGCGCCCAGGTCAGTTGCTCATGGAACTCATCATGGATAAAGCAGTGTGGCGACGGTCCATCGCCCGGGTTACCGATCACAATCTCGAACTTGCTTCCCTCATCCAGGCAGTACATCGACTCCTTGCCGATGGTGATGCCATACCACTCTTTGAATCCTTCGGCGCGGCGCGCCATCTTCGACGCCGGACTGAAGACCTCCTTCGCCTGTGCCTTATCGCCGGCGCCGGTGTAGACCTCAGCTCCGGGCTCGCCGTCGCTCACAAACATATACAGGCCGATCAGCGCGGCCAGCACCGTCTTGCCGTTCTTGCGCGGCACAAAGATGTTGGCCTCAGTGAACCGCCGCAACTTGGTCACCTTGTGCACCCAGCCAAACAGCGAGCAGACGATGAACAGCTCCCACGGCTCCAGATGTATCCGCTGGTTGCCCCGCGCCCACTTCCCCTTCACATGCGGAAAGCGCTCCATGAACCCGCAGACCTTTCCGGCCACCACCTTGTCAAACTTATAATCGAACTCCTCTCCGCGCGCCCGCACCAGATCGTCCAGGTGGCGCTGGCATGCCAGCTTCACCCACTTACAGGCGCGGACCTTGCCGCTCAACACATCGCGGCAATACTGAGTGGCACGCTCCGCATATTGACGCCACTCGGGAGGAACCTTCACTTTCTTTGCCCGCTGGCGGGTTGGCTTATCCAGTTTTTCCGACATAATCGCCCCACGCTCCGCCGGGACGCTCTCCACTCGATCCAGATCCCTGACCCGGAAGGCGTACTCCCTCGGCAACACGCGCACTGTCCGCAGGCGTCTGCCCCATCGCGGCCAGGTTCGCCTTCATCTGCGCATGGTCTCCAGAGGTAGCTTTGCCGATCCCTTTGCTCGCCAGCCTAATTTTGTATTGCAGGTAGCAGGTGTTCTCCACCAGCAACCGGTGCGAGACGTTCAGCACGCCCAACACGTCCTGCGCTACGATCTGTAGCCACGTCGAAAGCAGCTCGGCGCAGCGACCGCTGATCTTGGCCTTCTCTATCCACTCGGAGGGCGCCGGTCCCAGCTCTCCAGTATTCCGCACGCCTCGAGGTGCCTTGCGCCGACGGTGTGGGTTGTGCTTCCATGCCCCACTGATCTCCTGGACATTATCCGGATTGCGTGGTCGCCCCATAATTGTCTCTACAATCCCCCGTGCCGCGCTTTACAGCCCCGCAGCGCTGTCCTTCCCAATCCCTACCCTTTTTCGATCCCCCAAAACACCCATTTCTCATCTGAAAAACATTTCATTTTGTGGAGGACAAAATGTGTCTGTTGCACGGTCTAGAAAGCGATGGTCAAGAGAGATTTCCCCCCCCCTACCCATCCTTGATTCCATTAGACTTATTACCGAATCCACCGTCTTCCTTTGCAGTTTTGTAGCTGTGACAGGACCGGCTCAAACTCTGGTGATTGGTGCGATCCCAGAACAAAGGATCATCGGGACCGCTAACCGGGATAATATGATCAGTCAATTCAGCGGCTTCAACGACTCCCGGATGCCGATTGTCCGGGTCCGCACACAGCGGGTAAAGTCGTAGCCTCTCCGCGCTGTATCGCTGCCAGCGGTAGTCATAGCCTCGTTTCGCAGAGCCGCCGCGCACTCGATCGTTTCTTTTCGGCGCACTGTATTGGGCATGGTCTTCGCAGTATTGCCCACGCTTCACAAGCCGTGGGCAACCCGGAGACGCGCATGGACGCTTTGCCATGTCAGTCTGTTGCTGCGGCCGCTCCATCCGATTCAGCGATGGCTTCGGCTGCGGCATCGTCTGCCGCTGCACTGGCAAGCAACTGAGGATCAGTCTCGCCGCGCAGTGCCAGCAACTTCGGCAACAGGGCTGACCCTGCCGCAATGACAATCGAGATCAACTCCTCAATCTCCTCTGCCGTAAGCGTCACAGCAACGAGTGGGGCAAGTGGTGCGTGATGCCTCATGGGAAGCGAAGACTGTGCAGTCACAGGAGGATAGATTGCCTCAATGACAGCCAGCGAAGCCTGGATCGAAGAGATCGCAATTGTGAAGTCGGCCTGTGCCTGTGGGCTCTTCAGCTTCAGCACGCCCTGCGCGTTCAGTTGATTGACCTGTGCAACCAGCGCGCTTACTGCCGTCTCGATGGTTGTGACATTCGCCGCCGATCCCTGCGCCTGGGCAACCTTCAGCACGCCAATAAAGCGGTCATTCGCCTGGGCGACCTGGAGGATGTAGTTTGCCACCACCTGTCTCTCCGCCGGCGACTCAAACGCATCGTTGTGGTTCACAGTCGCAGCGGTATTCAGGCCCGCGGCAATCCCGGCCGATGCCGTCGCTGCCTTGTGCAGGTCACTCCCGCACCCGCCGCTCACTGCCATGCAGACAGCCGCCATCACAACGACGCAACCCAGCGCCACCAGTCTCTTCCGAACTCCGATTGTCTTCATCGTTTACTCCTCTTTGCCGCTCATGGTTGAGCCATGAGAGGGTTGAATCTAAACCTTAGCCAGCAGTTCCTGGATGTACTCCTTGATTGTGTTCTCGCTGGCGAAGCGTGCCAGGCCGTGCTTGGCTGTCACGTCTAAGGCCATCTGCCCGGCGGGGTAGCTTGGCGCATAGCTGTAATCGATCGTCACCTGCGATGTGCTGAAGGTTCCGTCCATCGGTGAATGCTCGGCGTGCTGAAGCACATCGGGACTCGTCAGGATCGCCGTGCGTGCCTTGGCAAACTGCTCTGGACTCATCGCGAGCTGGATCATTTCGCATCCGTCTGCAGGTATCCCGAAATGGCGCGCAGCGCGGCCAATACCATCACCGCAGCCGCGGCCTTTGGCGGCAGCGCCATGATCGCCACAACTACGGCAATTGCGCATGAGACGAGGCCATTCAGCGTCGTCTTCGAGATTTTGATCTTGCTCATGTCAATTTGCATCGATTGCCTCCAGCAGCGCGATATTGTCAGCAACGCGGTTTGGCACTTCCGTTACCAGCAGCGAATCCTTGATCCCCGCGATCGCGCCGGCCCAGTTGAGCGCCTTGAAGGCTGCAATCGTATTCTTGAACTTCAAAAATCCGGTCCAGCCCAGCTCGAAGAGCATGTCGCAGATGACGGCGGACGCGTTATCTGGATAGCTGTCAATCTCCGGGAAGGTGATGCGCGCCTGCCCCGTCACGGAGGAGTATTGCATCTGGAAGATCGTCACGGCCTGCTCCACCGTGATCGCTTCTCCGGCGCAGACTGCATCGAAATCCAGTCCAGCCTTCACGCACAAAAGCGGAGCGTTTCCAGCCTTCAGATTGAATCCCCAGCCGATCGTCAGCTTGTCTTCGGTGTCGTCATAGGCACTCAGCCGCAGCCCTTCGTGCTTCTGGATCTGCGCTTTGATCAGGCTGTCATTCATCGTTTTTTCCTTTACCGCGAAGCGGTTGAGAACGGCACGAAGTGCAAAGAACGGGGCCTGAGCTGCGCACTGTGTGGCGCGCCCAGGCCCCAGCCTGCCTTGGCCTCCCGGTAAGGGGAGCTTTTGTGCCTGGGGCGAAGCCGTCACGCCCCAGGCAAATCTCAACCTCGCGCGATGTGACTTGCCGGCGCGCCGGCGCGGCCCGCGCTGAATCCATCCCGCCACGCCTCTGCTTTGGCAATCTGCACGGAATGCAGGCCCAGGGTCAAATCATGCCCATCGAGACGATTTACTACGCCCGTCATTCGCGCCGCGCATCCATTCTTCATCTCGGCAATCGAATCCTCGTTCTGTTCAATCCGCTGGGTCAGTCTCCCAGAAAGGAAAATAGCGACGCCGATCGGCCCAACCACGGCCAGTATTGCTGAGATCATTCCCCAGTTCATTCGGCATTCCCCTCAGGTCTGGCTGTGAAATTCAGCGCATTTCAGCACAGATCGCTCCTGATCGCTGGTATGCGGGAATCACTCGCCCGCGCTGCCCGATCTTGAGCTGCATGGCAGTGACTGCGCCGCTTGGCGTCTTCTGCCAGTTCTCGGCGGGAAGCACGCCCTTTGCATCTCGCTCCACCTTGGGCCGCATTTGCTTGTAGCAAACTACTTCTCCATCGCTGTCGCGCATCGCGCGCAGATGGCCATCCTTGACTTCGCGGTGAGCATGGTCAGAGCGAACATAGCCCACAACTTCGAGTTCGTTATCTCTCGAACCGCCGGCAGCCAGGATCGCCAAAAGGGTACGGAGCCGTGTATCGCAATGGGCCGCGAGGATTGGAATTTGAGTTGCCATAATTTTTATTTGTGGTCCACAAGTACTGAGTATCTTTGGGGCTGCCTGGCTGAACCGAGGCTTCTAAATCCGTTCGCGTGT